GTATCTTTCCTCGCATGGCTGCGCGCGCTAGTTGTCCTGCGCTCGGATCAGCTAACAGATCAATCGCTTCTTTTTTAATGCCAGTAGTAACACCAAGCACTTCTGATCCAGCGCGCCCTGCTAACCTTGCAGTTTGACTTATCGGCTCTGTAATAATTCTTGTTGGATCAGCAATTCTACCGCCTTTTGATATTAGGTCAGTAACCTTGCCAGTAGCACCTACGGCTCGTAGGCCTGCACCAGCACCAGTTAAGAACAAACTTAAATCGGCTGCAAAACCTACTGGATTTGTTGCAAAACGCTCTTTAATAGCTTCAGCACTACCGTATTCCCGTTTAAAGTATTTTTTTAGTTCGTCTACTGCCTGCTCGCTCTTTTGTTCGCCAGGTATAAGTTTTGATATTAGACCTTCTGATATAGCGCCAATACCCTTTAGAGTTCGTATTGGATTTGCAATTATACCGACAAAGGCACGTCCCTCACGCGCAAAACTACTCGGTAAGTTACTGGCTGCTCTGGCAAAAACATTTCTTGATTGTTCTCTTTCTGTGCGCTGATCGCCACGAAATTTTATAAAATCTTCTGTAGCTTTGGCGTATTTTGGATTACGCTCCTCTGGGTTTTTTAGAGCTTCCGATCGTAACAGTAATTCTGTATCACGACTAATATTGTTAAAATCTACCATGTCTATCCTATTTTAAATATTCTGCAAGTTCGTCATCTATCGATTTTGTATCTTGCCCTTGTGTCGTTGCAACCGCTGCTTTCGAAGATGGTGCAAGGTTGCTTTGTAGTGTTCTTATCGAAGATTCTAGTTTACCAATTACATTGTTTTCGTTTTCAATTACCCATCTTTCTAAGGCGTCTACTTCCGCAAAGAAAGCAGATGAATTTAAATTCAAAGAAACGACCGTATCTTGCAATCTTTGACCTTCGTTTTCTGTTACTTGACCAAGTGAAGCACCTCCTGCTTTTAGCGCTTGCAAGTTAGAGATAAATTGTTTGTTCTGTAGACGACCGATCGCGTCCTCAACAGCTTGTTTTGTACCGGTTTGCGGTACAATTCGTGCGGCTGCGCCGACTACTTTTACATTATCTCTTAGAAATTTAATGTCGCGAAGATAAGAATCGGTAAGTTGCCGCTGTCTTTGTATAGCATTTCTATCCGTTTCTATTTGTTGTTTTGCTTTAGTATCAGTTTCGGTGCCTGGTACGATTTCAGCGGTAATAGTACCGTCCTCACTTGTTACCAATCTGTAATCTTCTTTTACTTTTCCGTATGACGCCGGCAGTTCATTGTCATCATCATCTGCTGTACCAGTAAAGGCGTCTTTGATCGCAACAGCGTCAACTATGCTACCGCCCTCTAATAGTGAAATACCAGCGGCTATATTACCAAAAGCTGTGGGACTGTTAAATACATTACGTAAGCCTTGTCCAAAACTAAATCGTTCTTCTTCTTCCTCTGGCTCTACACCAGTATACGCGGCGTCTGTTCTCAACGCTGCCGGTACTGAGAATCCCCCTGGTTTACGTGCTTCAAGATCACGTCGAACGCTAATGTCCATATCACTGCCACGCGGTTGAGTGTTTACAAAGTCTGTGCCAAACGGTGCTGTAGCAGTTACATTTGGTATTGTTGCACCGCCGCTTGTAACAACGCCAGTACCGCCAGTCGGTACATTACTGCGATTTCTTAAAAATTCTGATCTCAAACCACCCTCGCGTGGTCTTAAAAAACTAAGTATAGTTGCGAGGTCTTGACGACCGCGATCTCTCATTGTTACCATTACACTCCTCCAAAGTAGCTTAGGTTGATACCGGTGTCTGGTCTAACACCTGCTAGTCGACCTCTTTGTCTTTCAATTTCATTTCTTAAGGCTTCTCGTTGCGCCGGTGTTAAATTTGCCACGTCGACTCTCGCACCACTTGGCGCAATACCAAATGGATTGATTGTCGCATTTAATGTGTTATTGGCAAATGTTGTCGCTGGTAAATTAGGGTTTATAGATAATCCCGGTACGCTTGCTATCAGTGCATTATAAGACGGCGCGTCTTTATCTAATGCTAGTCCTACATCTAGAAGATAAGACGGTCTGCCGATTTCAGCACCAAATCCAGTTAGAGGTGTAAATCGTGGATCGGCTTGTCCGATGTTAGCTCTGATAATATCAAGCGGTACGGCTCGTGGTGTAATAAGACTGCGAGGTGGTACTACGCTCGGTATAAAAGGCTCCGCTTGCACACGCGGTATGTCAATGCTAGGTTCAAAGCGATCCCTTACAGATGTACCTAATCTTGGAAAAATATCTTCTGCAAGACCTTCGATTGAGATACCTCTATTCGGAAAATATAAATCTAAGTTGTTACGTGTAAATTCATCTGTTGATCTACCACGACGCCCACCAGTCATAAATGGTATGCTATACGCTTCATCCGTTAGAAGTGGATTTCTGTTAAAATATAAATCTATATTATTACGTGTAAATTCATCTGTGGATTGTCCGACTTGTCTTGGTCGCTGTCCCACTAGTTGATTACCTCTTGGAAAATATAGTTGTAAATTATTACGTGTAAATTCATCTGTTGATTGACCAACACCTAATGGTGTGCGGAAATTAAAAGCACTAGCACCGCCGATTGCAAAAGGGGGTATTGTATTTCTTCTAGGGGGAATACCAATCCTGCCAAAAAAAGTATCAGCCGATCCTTGCTCTACGGCTTGCGGACTAATATTTCTCATATCATTTGGCGTATTAAGTAATTGATTTAGACTAAGGCCACCAATACCACCAACATCACTTGACGCTGCTACGTCGTCCATTCTCCGCCTATTTCTATCTCTAAAAGGCTCTGTAACCTTCTCTCCAATTTGATTAGCATACGCCGCCGCCTTATTTCTATTTTCATTTAGAATCCTGGCATATTCAGCTTTATCTTTTGGATCATCACTATCTCTCAAGTTCACGCCACCTTTGTATATCAAGCGACCAAATTTAGACGATTCCTCCAGTTTTTTTAGCTTATCTCTTTCTTTCCTTGTGCTCATATTTTTGTCCTAATTAAAAATATCTCTTAATATCGGTATACCTGCGGTCGTAATTCCGAAGTCTGATAGTCCAGTACCAAGTAAACCCAGTCCTAGTAAGCTACTACCTATGCCGCCACCAGGCTCTTGTTGTGTAGTTGTTGTACCAATGCCAACTTCGCCTGCACCAGCAGCTTGCAATAGGGCATTAAGTCTTTGTCTTTCTGCTTCGTTTTCTTCTGCAATACGCGCTTGCTCGGCAACAATATCCCTGGTGTCCATTGTCCTTTGTAGATCGCCAGCAGCACCAAGACCTTCTATTCTCTGTAGTTGTAAGTTCTGTGCGGTTGGTACAGCGCCTATACCTTGAAGTTGTAATGATCCAGCTAGACGTTCAGCGTCGGTAATCTGTCCTGCAAGCTGTGCCCTTCTTTGTGCTTCAAAATTTTCTTGCTCGGCAAGTAACGGTGCAACTGCACTTGTAATACCACGACCAAGTGCGCTACCAAAAGCGTCGCTACCCAGTCTACCAGCAGCAGAATATTGGGAAGCAATCGCGTTTGTTTCATCAGCGATACGATCTCTAATGACTTGATCTAAAAACTCTGGATTTATTTGTCGATCAAACTCTTGCTGTAATAATGTCGGCTGTCCTAGTTGACCAGATAACAGTCCACTTACAGCGCCAGTAGCGTCTGCAATCAATCCAGTATCTCCGCCAAATTGACCAAGCTGTTCTAATTGTTGTGTTTCGAAAGGATTGACTGGCGCAAATCTATCGCCTTGAAAAACCTCCGGGTTGAAACCTCTTGCAGCGTCAAAAACCTCTTGTTGTACGTTCTGTAAATACTCTGGTATCTGAACACTTTGTGTTGTTGTTGATACTGATCTACCTTTACTCATTATCTATCCTCTTTTCGTATTGTATGTGTCGTGGTTTCCAGTCATACTTCTCTAAATATTTTGTCCACGCTGTACGACCATATCCTTCGATATGTGTGCATTTGTTTACCTTGCCTAAGTTCTCCAATACTGGCATGACAATCGGTAGCCAGTCTTTCATACGTGATCCGGCTACAAAATCTATGGCAAGCGCTTTTGTCTTAGGATATTCAATTAACCTTGTTGTCAAGGTTGCGACTATCTCTAAATTTTTTTCTGTTTCTTCAACCACGATCCATAATATATACCCGCTCTCTTTTATTGCTTTGTATACATCATCAGTGCTGATACGATCCGGTGTAATACTTACCGCACGATTGATAATCGGCTCTGCATATTTCCATATCTCGTCCAGCTTCTCGGTCGGTACTGGTAAAAACTTCATCCTATTATGGTATAAATAAATGTCCTATCGGATTGTGAATTATTGGCATGTGTTATGGTAAATGAGCTATCAGCCCTCGCAGAAATAAACATGCCGCCCGCACCAACTTCTGCTGCCGCATTTAAAGTTGTTGGTGTAAAACTAATTACTGAATTTGTGCCGGCACGAACATCCGTTACAGATGTTGTTGTTGTGCTGGCAGATAAAGTAAAAGTGCCAGTTGCATTTGTCTTACCGTCTAACATAAGATTTACGACACTTGCAACATCTCTAGGCGATCCGCCGGAAGCAGGTAGTTTCTTATAATTAAAATCTACCATTATCTTCTACCTAGCGCTTGACCTTCTACATCGACACCTAGTGCATATCTAAAATCGCCGGTTGTATCTAACTTGACACGATGATAACGGCCTTGCGCTCGTACATTACATACGTTATCAGCATTGAGTGTACTTGCACTTGTAAATGACACATCATCAACTTGCTTTTGACGTGATCCAACGCTAAGGCTAACAGTTGGTTGTACTGCTGGATTTTTAGATGTTATGTATGGTGTTACATTATTTATCAGACTTGATCGTAACGGCGCAATCTCAAACTCTCGTGATGTAATACTTGCATTGAGCGTGCTACCAGTAAATGTTGCTATTTTCTTATCTTTCGAACATGCAAATATAGCGCTTTCGCCTTCATATATCGGACTATCGAGTGTTGTTTCTATGGCGTCAAGACTGCTATTAATATTATCAAGTTGTTCTAGTGTCGTTCCTGGAACGAGTGTTTGACCTACAAACTCATGTGCTGTTTCAATCAAACTCCATTTCTGCACTGCATAATTATATGCGAGCATACGATCGGGATCGCCAGTAGACGAATTGCTGGCATAAGACCACATCACAACTTGGTTTCTAGGATCGATTGCACAACTTAGTCGATCGGTAAATGCTGGGTTAAGATCGTCTTGAAAAAACTGATCGACCTTTTCTGCTCCGATTGGTATTGACCGATTACCGTCAAACATAAAAAATCCGTCTGGCGAATAATAGAATATGGCGTATGTACCTAGCGCCGCTACACTATTTGCCAGTTCACAGCCATGATTTGTTTCAACCTTCTCGACTGAGAATATGATAGGAGAGCCAACATACTCTAATCGTGCTATGGCTCTTTCAAGTAAAACAATACCGTATTGTCCACCAACGACTCCAGTTATGTGCCCGGCGTCTGGTATTGTTTGAATATCTGTTTGATTAGTGCCAATAGTCCAATCAGTAGGATCATTGAGGGCAGAAAAATAAATACGGTCGCTATGAGTATTGCCGCTATATTTAACATTACCAGTAACAACAAAATCTCGTACAACTGCGATATGCTTCGCCGCAGGCGCTCCACTAATAGGATCAAAATTGCTCGAAGATTCCGCATTGAATTCTTGCAAGGCTTGATTGTGCCCACTCGCCGCTATGATACTGTCCCCAAATTTTACAAACTTCCATATATCCCTCGTTCCCAATGTATAGTTACCGCTTGTCGAAACATTATCTAAATTTGAATTTGCAGGATTAAATTTATAAATCTTTGCGCTATCTCCAGCAAAGATCGATATTGTTCTGTCTTGTTTTCGTGTCGAAAATATGCCGCGTAAATAGTTGTCTGCCGCGTTTGACAATACAGCTGGCGATTGCATAGGTTTATAACCTCTTATCCCGGGCAAAACATTCTTTGCTTCTAGCACCCCGCCGTTACCAAGATCACTTTGATCCGGTAGCCATTCGCCAAATTCTATCATTGTAGTGTACTCCATTCCGGACTATCTGAAGCGATTTCCGTCCACGTTTCGTTATCAGCAGAAACTTCTGTCCACGTTTCTCCACCCGCTGGTATGTTTGTCCAAGACTCGCCCAATAGTTCAAGTATGACATCAGTAGATAATGTAATACTCTCTCCTGCTGTCATTTCCAAAATTCTACCAAAACCACCGCTTGTGCTGATTGCTATTGTTGCTGCGCCGGCGGCGTCAATTACGATATTGAAAGCTGCGCTTTCTCCAATCTGTATAAAGGTTTCTTCCGACGATATAGTTCTAATTCGTGTTGCAGCGCTACTTTCTGTTATAGCAATCGAAACAGCGCCACTGGTGGATAGTATAAGCTGACTGGCACTTGATTCTGTTATTGATATTGTTACTGCTGAAGCTGCGCTTAGTATTAAACCTGCGGCAGCAGATGTTGTAACTGCCATAGTTACCGCCGCAGCCGCACTATGTAATACTAGGTTGTCCAGCTGCTCTAAGGTAAAAGCGTCTAAGCTATCCATGTTACCAAAGGCGTCAAGTTCCTCCAGCGTTGCCATAATACTAGGCCGCTGTTATGTCTAGTTCGCCTGCTGCAATACGTAAGATATCTCCAGTGGAAACTGTTTTCGCCGCGCTGAATGATCCATGTATTAGTAAGTTTCCGCTTGTACTAGCGTCGAACAAGCCAAAATGCGATACACTGCCCCACGAGCCGGTGGCCTGGTCAAAATCGACATTACTTGTATTGTCTGATACGCCACCACTTGCCGCGTCAAATGCGATTGACTTTCTACTATAACCATTACCGGATAATTCTGTACCGCTGTTATCATCTCCAAATGATCCAGTGCTTAATCCAATATATACTGTGCTCGCAGGTGTGTATGCTGAATTTCTAAGAATATGATCTAAAATCTCGTTCTCTAAAAAATTACTCATAGCTGACATTATTATAATCCTCCATAATTTGTTCTCATTTCAAGACCGCCGCCAAATCTTGCGCGGTGTGTATCTCTTACTATTTCATCCATAATTCTTGTAAATAATTGGTCATATTGCACTGCTCTGTTTTCATCTAGTAGAAACGTATATGCTGCTGTTAATGATCCATACAAGTAAGCGTCGGGGTGTCGACTTAATACAGTGTTAGATGTGTTTGTATCTGACAGCGCAGATAATCCTTCTCCATAAATTATTTCAATAGTTTCAACAGAGTCCGGTACTGGCCTAAGTTGTAATTCAGTTCCAATCACTGTATATGCTCTTGGCTGCCCAGTGCCTTCAGACGGATAATCTGTATATAATTCTTTTGGTGTGTAATAATCTAGTATCTTTACTTGCGCAGTATTCAACTTAACGGATCGTATTTCACGAAGATCAGTGGGTAATGATATAAAACCGTCGCCTACAACTGTAGACGCTGTTGCCCTTTTTTCTTGTGAACGTGAGTCTAATTCACGTCCCATACGTGCTTCAGCCAATTCTATAAAATCTGGTATCTGTGATGTTAAATCATCTCTTGCTAGAAAGTTTGCAATTGATGTTTTAAGATCAGAATAGGTTGAAAGTGCCATTATATTAATCTTCCGTTACTTGTTCTAAAGGCTTCGTTATCTTTATCTTGTAGCCACCTCATCCATGCTTTTGGATTATCTCGTGGGCTACCAAACTTCAATAGAAGTTCGTGATATAATACTGACGGTATCTCGCCAACTTTCTGCCAGTGCTTTTGAGTGTTGCCAATCAAATCGCCTGGTCTATGTAAATCTTTTTGTTTCTTTGCTAAATCCTTAACTGGATCAATCTTTTGTTGTGTACTTACTATATATTCTCCACCGGCGTCATCGTATTCCATAGTCGTTTTTTTGGAAACACCGTCGGTGTTCATTGTGATTTTTTTACTCATACCTACCTCAAAAGGAGGGGGTTGTTACACCCCCTCGTGTCTTATAAATACTATGATGTATTTAGTCCAAAGATGAAAGCGTGTGCTTTCGGTGCTTCAACGATCAGACTCCATTCATATAGAATTGCGAATTTGGTCGCGTCGCCGGTTGGCGCTACATCTGAAACACTGAAGTTACGTCCTGGTAAGCTACCGATTGCAACATAGTCTTTATCTATGACATACATTTCAGAGTTTGGCGCTTGTCTGTCAACAACTGCTTCAACTGTACCGAAGTCTGAAAGGAACAGACTTACTGATCCAATGATCGCCGCTTCTTGCGGTGCTGTTGAAGTAATTTGGTTTGTTGAAACAGAGCCAGATGATAAACCAGAAAAAGCAACTTTGTTTGCAGGGCTCATTACTAACATTGACGGTGCACCACCATCCTCGTATGCTTCTTTGATAGCCGCTTCAATTTGTGCAAGTGTAAGTGCTCTTGCTGTACCAGTTAGGTCGCATGTATCTGATCCGTCGCCAGTACCATGTCCCATGTCGGAAGGCTTATCGCCGTTTGTAAGCCAAGTCATCAGTTTTGCTGTTTTTCGTGGATCGGAAGAAGATTTTGCTTCATTCTTGAATAAACTTTTTTCCACGTCCCTACGAATTTCCAGTCCTTTTAAAATTTTAACGTACGCTGTTTCTCTTGCTCTACCAGCAGTATCAACGGCGTCTAATGTGCCGGATACACTAGCTGCTTTTGCTGAGATTTGACAAATATTTGAAAATCTAGTCGGTGCGCTTGGATTTACATAACTGTAGTCTGCGCCCTCATTTACATGGTTGTCATCAGCAGCGGCAGCAAGTTCTTGGACGAGCCAGTCATGCTGTACGTTGTTGATTGTTTTTTTAGCTGCTGCTGTGAACAATGGAGTTTCTGTCGGATCGATACGATATATCACATCCTCCAGACTTTCTCTTTCGCCCACGCTTGCGCTAGTTGTGTACGTAGCCATTATATCCTCCTATTGGTTACGAGTTAACATATAAGCCAAAGCGTCCTCCTTACGCCCAGACTTGGTTAGTTTGTTCAAAGCAGTTTCCTGCTTTTTGTCTGCGACACTCTGCTGTGATTTAGGTTGTTTTGCTTTCAACATTTTAGGCGCGCTCTTTACTTTTTTCCTTACAGCCGTTTTCTTTGTTTGTAAGTTGTCGTACATATACGCTCTCCTTAATAGATCAACAATTCTGGAATCTACTGTGTTTGCAATCTCTTGATCGCTAAAACCAAAAGTCTTTGCATAATTTACAATATCGCTCTTTTCTTTACTGGCTACAGCGGTATCTCTCCATTCGGGAATACGCTCGATCAGCTTTTGCTGTTCGCTTGCTATCTGCCTTTTTTGTAAATCCATTTGCTCTTGTTGTAATCGTTGCATGGCCATTTCACGATCTCTGATAGCGTCTTTCGCTTTCATGTATTCCATAGGATCAGTATCGTATAGTTCTTGCCACTGCTCTTTTGTTAGATTACCACTATTGTTTTGCTCAATTTGTTGTTTCAAAATCTCTATGTTCTCAGCATAGTATTTTCGCTCTGCTTCTAAACTTGCTTGTTCAGCTTGTACGGATTTTCTCTGTTCAGCGACATCTCGCAATCGTTTTTGTGCAGTCTGCTCGAGTTGGTATGATTTGATTAAGTCCTCCGCAGATACTTCAATCTCCTCTCCGTCTACTTTCGCAATATAAATATCATCAGTGATTTCTTCATCATTCTGCTCACTTTCTGCTTCGTCTACAGCTTCATCAGATTGCTCGTCTGCGAGTTCTGCTTCTTCTGTTTCCTCCACTTCATCAGTCGATACTTCTTGTTGAGTATCATCAGACTTTTGAACATTCTCGTCTACCTTTGCAGGAACATCATTATCCAAAAGTAAATTAATAGCACTATCAGTTGTTAAGATGTTGCTATTTATGTTAGTTCCATTTTCGGGAATACTAGCCATTCTTTATCTCCATGCTTGTTGTTATTTTCTAAGCATGCTGTCAATTTGCTCTTTCGCAAAATTGCCCGAAGCAATAATACTGTCAATCTGTCCTTCGATTTCAGTTAGTGCTCTAAGCAAATAGAAAGCATGCTCACGCTTATCCACATCATCCAAATCAGCCCCCGACCAATCTGTGATGTAAGAATTTCGTAATTGCTCAAAAATGTATTTCAGTAGTGGATTGTTTCTTAATAATTCAGCTTGCGATCCACGACTTCTTTCTTCGTCTAACGACATGAGAATCCTTATGCTCTAGGTAGATTTGTACTTACTTCGCCACCTAGTTGTAATTTTTGACGCCTTAGATCAAGTTCTGCTTGGAGTTCAGCTTGTCTAAGTTCTAATGTTCTTTCAAACTTCTCACGCTCTAGTTGTATCTCTAGTAGCATTTTTTCTCTCTCTAATGCGATATCAGCTTGTAGTTTTTCACGTTCTGCTGACACTGCCGCTTGTTGTGATTGACCTTGTGCAGCCTGCGCTTCTCTCGACGCTAATATTTCATCAATCTGATTGGCATTATTAAAAAATTGTTCTGTATC